ATTATATCATTAAACAGGATTAATTATGGCTTATACAATCAAAAATACAGATGGAACAACATTACTCCTGTTAAGCGACGGAAAGATTGATTCTAATTCTACCAGTTTAACATTAGTAGGGAAGAACTACTTAAGTTATGGAGAAATTTGGAATAACAATTTGATTAAATTGCTAGGTAATTTTTCTAATTTTACTTCACCGTCGAGCCCTTTAAATGGTCAACTATGGTACGATTCTTTAAACAAAAAACTTAACCTTTATGATGAAACAGACGGTTGGGAACCATTAAACGGTGCCCAAATTTCAAATAGTGAACCGGCAACAATGAGTTCCGGAGATCTGTGGTGGGATTCTTTTAATAATCAATTGTACATTAAGTTAGATTCGGGAATATCATTAGTAGGTCCTAATTTCTCATCTAATATCGGACAAAATGGGTGGGTTCTTCCGACAAACTCTATACAGGATAATACTAACGGAACCAGCGGTAATGTTAAACAAGTTACTCTTCTAAGAAATTACGGTCAAACTTTAGGGTATGTAGCAAATGAAAAATTCACCATTGCTACTACTAGTACCAATGCGTACATTACTACAGCTACTACTTCGACTGTTAGAGGGCTAACTATTATTGGAGATATTAGAGCTAGCGATACAGCATATGCTAATACATTAACTGTTGCATCGACTATAGTATATCCAAAAAGCGAAAGAGTTGGAACTCCGGAAGAATTAGACTTTTGGGTACAAATTAATAATATCGCTGTAAGAGTATTCAATACAGGTCCAAGTTTTAGACCAGAAATAAGAGCGGTTTCGGGAACAGCTTCGATATCGTTTGCTGGGTATACTGTAAAGGTAGGTTCACCTATTTTAGCTATTAGTCAAAGCTTAACTAACTTAACAACTACTCCTTTAGCAATGGTTCCGGGACCAAGTGAATTCAGTGGTGTGGGGGATATGTTAGAAGTAATTTTAACAGATCAAACTATTAATACCGAAGAAGGAATTAGAACCTACAGAATTACAGTACAGATAGCAACAATTTCTCCTGTAACTAGAGCGAGCGTTCATCTTGAAAAATTAGTATAACGGAAATATAAAATGCCTTACGTAATAACAAAGACAAATGGTCAGACACTAGCTATAATAGAAGATGCTGAAATAGATGTCAATTCTACTAGTTTAACTCTTATCGGTAAGAACTATTCGGGCTACGGATTAGTTATTGATCAAAATTTTGTTAAATTACTTGAAAATTTTTCGAGTAGTTCTAAACCAGATAACGCTTTACAGGGGCAATTGTGGTTTGATAGCAGTTCGTCTAATAAAAAACTCAATGTTTGTTTTGATGGTACTAATTTTAAACCTATTGCTAATCTAATAGTAAAAGGAAGCGAACCGTCAGGATCGATCGTAGGAGATCTTTGGTGGGATTCAACTGCTGGACAATTAAAAGCCTTTGATGGAAGAAATTATCAAATTGTGGGTCCTGCAGTTTCCTCTACATCTAATGCAAATTGGGTTTTTGAAAAGGAATCAGGAGTCGGTGATACAACTAATACTGATTATTCAATTATCAGAGCAGAATTTAATAACGATCCTATTTTAACTGTTGCCGAATTGGGTAGCACACTACCAAATTTAGAACAAGGATTAATTCCTAAACCTACGTCGACTCTTGTTAATAATTTCTCAAACGGTGTTAAGAAAGGAGTAACAATTGCAGGTTGTGATGCCGATGGGTCATCTGAAGCAGCAGGATATTTTTTCTGGGGTACCGCTTCGGAAGCTAAATCTGCAAAAGTTAAAACAGACTTTACTGGAACAAATGCTAGTCATTATGTAACATTTGCTTCTTCTACATCAGGTGATCAAAAGCTTTATACAACATCTACTTTTTTCTTTAATCCGTCAACTAATATATTAAATGTAACTGCAACTGCTGCTCGTTATGCGGATCTTGCTGAAAGATACGAAGCAGATGCAGTATACACTCCGGGAACAGTAGTTGTTGTAGGCGGAGATAAAGAAATTACTGTAACACGTAATGCAGCTGATCCTGCAGTAGCAGGCGTTATCTCAAAAGCTCCTGCCTATATGATGAATAGCGAAGCAGGAAACGACCAAACCCATCCTTATGTTGCTCTAAAAGGTAGAGTACAGTGTAAGGTATACGGACCGGTAACTAAAGGAGACCTTTTGGTAACTAGTCGTCATCCAGGTTATGCTTGTACATATGTACATGGGGATCACCCTAAGGCAGCATTTGCAACTGCCTTAGAAAGTTTTAGCGGTGAATTTGGTATTATCGAAGTAAAAGTTTAAACAGCCATTTCGGCTTTAATACTTTCGTGACTTTGATAGTTTTCTAAATTAATATCTGTCATATCAAAATCTGTAATCACTAACACTTCTGAATTTAATTTTAACTTAGGTAAAGGAAAAGGCTTTCTCTTTAATTGTTCCTTAACCTGATCAATATGATTGTGGTAGATATGAGCATCGCCCAATGTAAGGACTAAATCACCGACTTCAAAATTACATACCTGTGCAATCATGTGTGTAAACAATGCATAACTTGCTATATTGAACGGAACTCCTAAAAACATATCAGCACTGCGCTGATACATTTGACAACTTAATTTTCCGTTGCTCACATAGAATTGTGCCATCATATGGCATGGTGGAAGAGCCATAAGTTCTAACTCTCCTGGATTCCATGCTGTAATGATATGTCTGCGACTGTACGGGTCTTGCTTTAACCCATTAATTAGTTCTAATAACTGATCGTGATTAGCAAGAACTACTTTATTGATACGAATCAAAGGTTTGCGCCAGCGACGCCATTGTACACCATATACTCTACCGAGATCGCCAACAGTTCTTTTTAAGCGTCTATTAACCCAATAATCTGCTAATGCATTATCAGTCCAAATAGTCTTTTTAGATGAGTTTCGATCCCCATGGAGAATTTCTTTTAGACGCTGCTCATCGCCGCTGCCTTCAATAAACCATAATAATTCACTTACAACAGCCTTCCAAGCAAGTTTTTTAGTTGTAATAGCTGGAAATCCTTGAGACAGATCAAAGCGCATCTGATACCCAAAGACAGAGCGAGTACCAACTTCGGTTCTATCCGGTCGGTCCTCGCCGTTGTCTAATATGTATTTTAAAGCGTCGAGATACGCTTGTTCTGATTGACTCATTCGCCTTCAACTACTACTTTTTTGGCTTTTTTCTTAGGAGGATCTAATTCGTCTGCTTGTTTGCGTAGTGCTTGTGCTTCTTTGAATAAAGCATCGGCCTTTGAACGCATTTCTGCAGGAGTTATATCTTTCTTTGATTCGGCGACCGGAGCAGTTTCTTTCTTGGTTGTAGTCGATGACTTATCACTAACAGCAAGTTCTTCAACTGATACACCTTTAATCTTTGCCATCTCAAGATTCAATTCATCAAGAGAAATACTCGATTGGGGAGTTGGAGTTACAAGAACTCCGTCAGTTGGAACTTTCTTTAGATAATTTCGACTATGCAACCACTGAAGCATATTGCTGCCGTCGCGAAAATTGCGAACAGCAAGAACTTCAGCAAGCTCATTAGCTTGTTGTCCTTCTGGAGATTGTACCAACGACATTAGATCGTCATGATAATCACTTCCAAGATTTCCGGTTCCTACAACAAGTGCTGATGTATGGTCGCCCGGTAGTGTACGATAGACAACAAGGATCTTTGCTCCGTTGTTCTTCATCTTACCAACATGCTTCAACATAAAACCTCCTATTAGGCTTGTGGAGCCTGATTATTTTCTTCTGTGGCCTGTGGTTGAGCCGGCGGAGCAACTGCATTTAAAAAGTTATTGAGGCGATCATAAATCGCACCAACAGCAGTTAACTCGTTAGCCTGAAAGCTTCCGCGACGAACAGCAAGTTCAACGACTGCGCGAACCTGAAGTAGATCGTTGACGCTGAGTTCCGGTTGCGGAGCAGCAGCCGGGCTTTCGCCTACTGGACCTTCTTGTACTTGATTTTCCATTAGAATAATACCTCTTCTTTTCTATGTATATAAGGACAACCTAAAGTCATTAAAGTAATTTCTTTAGGATCCTCAATTCCTATTTCATATACTTCGACCATTTTATTATCATGACCTACTGTATATTGTTTTTTAATTGCGTACCTGCTATTTAAGTTGTAGTTAATCCACTGCTCTATAAGTTTGATTTCGACAAATCGTCCTACAGATATTTTGGTAAAATGTTCTGGAATGAATTCTAGTTTCCTACAATTCAAAACATTTAATGGATTAATTTTACCTCTTGATAGCGGCATAATCTACGCAGTTTATTTATAATAAGCAGTTTGACCAAACGGAGAAACAATACTGTCGTTTCCGTGAACAATAAACAGCGTATCGCAATAATCTGGATCACCCCAACTGTAGCAAGGATATCCGTCAGTAAACATAATGAATTTTTTGGGTTCAATGCCTTCGTCTTTCATGAATTTCCAATTACATTCAAATTCAGTGCCGCCACCCCCCTGAACCCGATAATCCAAAAGTTCGTCAGCATTGTCGCCCGTAAATTCCTGCATATTGTATACATTGGTATCAAAGCACCAAAGTTTTAGTTTAAAGTCTTTGTATTCCTCCATAAGACCTTTAACTTCGCTAATCATTTCTTTAGCCATTTCGTTAGTGATACTACCGCTCATGTCAAAACTGACACATACATCGATGGTTTCTTCGTTCATCATTCCGGGCAATACAGCACCGGTGTGCTGACTTTTACGATTTGGACGACCAAAACTAAAGTCATTTTTGATGATGCTTTGAATGTTCATTCGCAGCATCTGACGCCAATCCATTTTAGGTTCAGTAAGCTCTTTAATTAAACGATCGACACCTGCGGGAACCTTACCAGCACTCTGTGCAGCAGCAATCATTGCCTCTTTGATTTCGTCACGAATCTGTTTTCGCTCTTCAGCGGTTAGTTTAGGACGCTTGCCTTTTCCGTCCTTTCCGTCACCGTTGCCCTCGCCATCTCCATCACCGTCGTCACCGTCGAGATGTTCGTCTAACAACTCGCCTAACATATTGATATCGATCTTGACAGCTTTTTCTTCAATATCTTCGTAAATCTGTTCAAAACTCCAACCACGATATCTATTATCTTGGAAAATATTGATCCAATCGGGAACTTCACCGATGCGTTCATCTTTACAAATTTGATTAGTAGCATAATCGGCAGCGATATTACTGAGTTGAGGATCACGATCACCTCGACGGCCCATGTGATCAAAGACATTGTGTAGCACTTCGTGTGCAAATCCAAACTCTGCCTGTTTAGGAGTGAGACGATTTACGAAATCATTATTATAGTAGAAATTGCGACCATCAGTTGCTAAAGTAGCACACCAATCGGTTGCATCCACTAATGTCAAACGAGTAGCAAGATTGCCGAAAAACGGATGGCGTAACAATAAGCCAATCCGGGCAGTAATTAGTTTTTCGACAATCTTGTTTTTTTCGGCTTGTGTGAATTCCTTGGGAACTATTTTTTTAGTCTTTTCGGATTTCATCACTTTAGACACGGATTAACCCTCCATTGCGGTAATAATGAACTTACCGTATTTCTCATGAAAGCGATCAAAGTTTTTAAGTTTTGATGCATCAAATGGCAACTGGTATTGTGTAAGAGCAACCTTTGCACCCATTACAACAATTTCAGTGCTGAAGTTATCCATCATAAAACCAAAGAAGTTGTCTGCCATTGCGTCCCAATTTTCAGCTTTCTTTTGATGTGCAGTTTGTAGTTCGTAGCACATACTGGTAGAAAGAGAATACATTGCAGAAATTTCTTTGATATCAGTTTTCTTAATCTTGCCGCTCAAAATGTCACTGGGATTTGGCATCTGTTTGGCAACTTTACGATGCGCCATAAACTTAACAGCAAGTCCTTCACCAACAGCACCGGAAATAAGATCTGTAAGAGTGCTGTCGCCGAGATCGTCGTCTTTAAGAAGATCGCTAACAAAACTCCAACTACGCGGAGTAGCAAATGCACGACTAGCACCTTTAGGATTAAAATCGTAAAGATCCTGTTTGGCAAATTCAAGATAGCCGACTACCTGCTCATGTATACGATTCTTAACAGCCCAAGAATGCCAATCTTCGTGATCGACACGCAGCTCAAGATGAAGGAATCGATTGGCCAGCGGAGCCGGCATACGATAAGTCACACCTTTGTCTGTATCTCGGTTACCCGCAGCAATAATGCTTACATTCTTTGGTAGGACATAAGTGCCAACTCGTCGATTGAGAACCAACTGATATGCTGCTGCCTGTGTTGCAGGCGCAGCGGAGTTGAGTTCATCAAGAAATAGAATTGAATTATCGTCGGGATCGGTTGGCAGTTCTGCCGGCGGCGCCCAACACATTGTATTCATTTGTGAATTGTAATACGGAATGCCTTTAATGTCTGTGGGCTCCCAAAGACTCAAACGAATATCTCGAACAGGACGATCAAGTTCTTCACCAACTTGTTTTACAATATCGCTCTTGCCGATGCCCGGAGGTCCCCACATGAAGACCGGACGCTGGATTTTAATACATTTACGAATCGCTCGCTTGGCTTCATTTGGGCCAACGGTACGATTAGATGAAATTTGCTCTGCCATACAAACCCTCTAAAAAGTAAGATAATTTAAATTTTCAACACAGTTATTATACCATCAACTGCGCCATTTGTCAACGGCTATTTCCCAAAAGTTATTGAATGAATTTGAATATCTTGCTGTAAAATCCAATCTAAAATTTTGACAATTTCGTTAGCATCCATTTTTGGTTGATTAATATTCTTTGCTCTGTCGGTATCAACTAATCCAGGTTTGATATTAATAATTTTGGGCTGTTGATAGATATTTTCGTTGCAGAATTCATCTAATCTTTTTTTCTTGATACTGTACAGATCTGTACTCTGTGTGTATCTTGTTGATATGTTTATAATTTTTTTATCTTGCCCCTGCCATTTGTTAAAGATCTTTTTTAATAGAGAACTTTGAGAATCATCTATATCGTTGAATGCATTATTGACAAAGATGTCTGCGTCAGCAGATAAATTGGCAATTTTTTCTCTGACAATAGGATTTGAAATATCATAACCTGTACTTTTTGAAAAGCCAATAACTGTATGGCCTTTATCTTCAAAATACTTTTTGATAGCAGCACCGATACCTCGAGTGTGCCCGGTAATAATAATTTTCATATGCAACCTATAATATGTAATCTATCTGTTAAACCAAAATTGGCGAAGCTGTGAAGTTTTGTTGTATCCACCCAATAAACTTTTCCAATTTGTAAATGGGTTAATCCATCCTTTAAAAAAACAAACATAGCACTTGGGTTAGTTATTAGAGGAATATGTATCCTCGGACCAAAATCTTTATGTAAAGTATAACAACTTTTGGGTTTAACGATCATTAGTCGTGTACGATACATTTTATATTTGTGTATCAATTCTTCTATCTTGGTGTTAGAAATTATCGAGTTAATTTGATTAAAATCAGTTTCTTTGTATATTTCAGAATTTAAAGTTCCGCAAGCATCGATACAGCTGGGCCTGTCTTTTAAATGCTGTAGTGCAGATTGTTTGCCGTGCGGACTTTCTACCCATTCTACTTGATCTTTTAATTTTTCATATTCTTGTAAAATAGGTAAAGCATTAATAGTATCTAAAACTTTAATTGACATTTTGAGATCTTAATTTTGCTTCTATAAATCTTTTTAGATTACCGCTGAATAGAATTAATTGTACAGCAATTTTATCACTGTAAACATATATATGTCTTTTATCTAAATACCAAGGGCAATCGATAAATTGATCTAACTTTAATATAGTTTGATTTGTATTATCTAGCTCGTTTTCTAATCTAACTTTGTGATGTTTAATATCGGCTTTGTTCATTTGTTCAAAGCCTACATCAGTTAATTTAAGCCCACCTTTTTCTTTATTTCGCGGATTGACCCACAAAACTTTGTGGTATTTTTTTAAAAATTTTTCGCTCTGTTCTAACCCAAGAGTTTGTATCAACTTTTGAGTTATTTCACTTTTTAGATTCATCCTCTACCTTAACTCCGCTAAAGAGTTTGTATACGGAAAAATCTGTAGTATTAAACATTTTATTAAGTTTTTCTGCCAAATTAAACGCATGTCCGCTATTTGAAAAACTAACTTTTTTATATTTTGGACCTAGTTGTTGAGCTACAAGGCTAGAGGTTTTTAGGTTAATCGGGCGATCTTGATAAAAAACTGCCCAAATTGCATCGGATTCTAATACTTGTTCGGTTTTATAATTCTTTTTATTGGTTATTTCTAATAAAACCTTTGGCTTTGGTCTGCTCATTTGTGCGTATTCCTTCAAATATACGCACATATTTATCATAATTTAATTTAGAAGCCGCCACCGTCCATATTAATTTTAATAGAATCTGCACCACTTTTAGGTTGCGCTAATTTATCTAACTCGCCTGTTAAGCGTGTCATTACAACACTTAAGCTATTTTGAAGATCTGTTGCTTCTTTTATAGTCAGATTGACGGTTTTTTGATTGCTTTTAATAGCAATTCTGACTCGATCTAGGAAGTCTTCAATAGGTAATGTATTCAGTTCTTTCATTGTTTGTTAACTGTATTTAATACCGCTTTCATTTCTGCTTCAGTCCTGTAAGGGCCGTGAAACGGATAGCGATCTAGTGTAATAAGTTTTGGGCAAAAACTTTTGACCCATCCCTTACGGAATTTGATTACATAATAACCTGCACAGTACTGACTTTTGCTTTTGTCGCTTTTGGCAAACAACGGCAGTTTTTTCTTTACATTATAAACAGGACCATAGGGCTTTGAACTGCAGGGAAAATCGTAGATAGCATAGTTCTTGTTTTCTGCAGCTTCTTCTTTAATCTTTTTAACACTTTCTTCGGAAAGTGCAACACCGAATGCAGTATTAATCTCGGTTAAAGATCTAAAGGATATTTTTCTGCCCTTTTTATAAAAGGCATATCCTTTCTTGTCTTTACTAATACCACCGATCTTAACACCACCATCTTGAATCAACCATTCTTTATTTGGAACTATAATTTTTGCTGTAGAACTCATTGTGTGTACCTTGCATTTAACGGATCAGCATAACTTTGTACTTGTTCGCTGATCTTTTTAAGATCATATTCTGCGCAGAATTTTAACAATCTAATACCGATCTGCGGAATACTTTTATTCTTTTGAATTTCTGTTTCAATCGTTTCTTTAATAATTTGTTTAATATCGTCAGGCTGTGCAGAAAGATCGCACAGTAGTTTATTTCTCAAATAATCATCTAGAACACGATGTTCTTGTCCTTCATGGTCTGTCCAACGCTGAAGCATCATGTTGTTCCAGTTATATCCCTTGCTGTCTCGATCAGCAAATGCTTCTCGTAAACCAACTTTGTTCTTGGTGCCTTTTTCGCGCACGCCTGGATAGGCGCTGAAAATGTTGTCGCTAGTATCGCCTCGCATACATTTTTCAAATAGCAACCATTGCGGATTTGGAGCAGGTTTTTCTTCTCCAGTTTTTTTGTCCTTTACAGGTTTGCCTTTCTCGTCAAAATACCCTTCGTGAGTGATAGTGACACCGGTGACACCGTTGTATTGTTTTACATTGGGAGCTACTAGTTGAGCAAAGTCTCCATCTGTACTGATAATAACATGATTGTCATTAGGATGAAGTTGAATAAAACCTGCAATGAGATCATCCGCTTCAAGCCGTTCATGATGCAGAACGGTACAGTTAGTGCGTTCGCGCACAAAGTTCTTGAACTGATCAAATGTTTCCCAAAATACACGATCTTCTTCTGCCTCGCTTGGAGATTGTGCTGCTCTTGCTTCGCTTCGTTGACGCTTATAAGGAGGATATACATCCTTACGCCAACTGCGACCTTCTAGAGCAAATACAACATGGCTACCGTTAAAGTCTTTCCATGCTTTCTTAATACTGCCCAAAACAGTATGAATGCTCATGCCTACTTTATCTTCTAGATTGCCTCGAACAACATGCCGGGCTCGAAAGAAAGTATTAGCAGAATCAACCAAAATATAAGTTTTACTCATATGGCTATTTTACAACACTTCTCCATTGTCGTCAAGATCATAGCCCGATTCTTGGGCATGATGATCACAAAGTGTTTTCCACCAACCGCCCCTACGAAGTTTACCAGAACTACCGCAGACCTCACAGGTTACGGCACTCATTGATTCAGCCATGCTTTCTACACCAGAACAATATTCATCCCCACCCCAATAATAGAAACGCAATGTTCCAAACTTTTCCTTAACCTGAGTAGCAATAACCTGGGGACACGCTTCGGGCACTGTTTTATATTCTGGTTCAATTTCAGCAAGAACTTTTGCCGCATCCCTTATACCATACTCACTCGGATCTGTGGCATTTTCGCGATATGTAAAATGCATTTGTAGAGGACGAACATCGCCTTTCAATGCACGACGCAGAGCACGATTGTAGCGTAATGCTCTGACTCTTTGATCTCGACTCTGATCGATGTGCCATTGAATATTAGAACATGCTTTATCAATTATATTATACCAGCCGTCGTCGCATTCAAATCCCCAGCACATGGCAGTACTGAGCATATTTCTATGACGATCTCGAAAGATTTTTGGATATTTCTTACACAGTGCTTCGTCGAGTTCTTTCTTCATACTTTCCTCACGGTAATAATACCAAATCTAGGTTGATCAATTTCGCATTGCAATCGATGTATCACTTCTAGTGCTAGAGACAGCATTTTTTCACTATTGCCGCAAATAACAGTTAATGGAACTTTATCTTGATTTAACAATATAAAGTTTTCAACTAATCTGTCTACTTCATAGTGTCTTATACCATGAAGATCTAAAGTAATCATTAGCCTCGTTCGGTTCTTCCGTTACCGATATTATTAACATTAATATAACCTGTAGCTCTTCGATTCATATCAACACCTTGTTCGACTCCGACATTGCGGCAGAGTTCAGTAAACCATTTGTCGACAATTTCTTCTTCGGTATCACCTTGATAACCATTTAGACGCAATTCACGAATAAAATACTCGTTCCAATCGAGCTCAAAAAATCCGTTACGGATATTTTCTTTGTTAACCTGAGTAGTTAAAACAGCAACCCAAGGTTCTTTATTTTCTGTGGCAAGTTCTTTTGGACTCAGTTTAGCAATACGGGCTTCTTCTTTTGCTTCTGCGGCTTCTTGTTCTGCCTGCTGCTTTTCATCCCACAGTTCTTTAATTTTAAAAAACTTTTCTAACCATTTCATATCATGTACCCCATTCGTTCTTGAAAAGCGGAACTTGCAATCTATCGCTATATCGCAATCCACTCTTCATAGCAAGTTCTGCAACACGACGATTATTTAATGCGTACACACTTTCAACTCCGCCTACGGGCATTAGATAAACTGGGCCATAGAAACCTGCTTTTCGATAAGCACCGATAGCACATTCTGCATCGGCAAAGTCTTGTTCTGTGGCAATAACAAACTTGAGATATGTATAACCTACTTCTTCATATTCGCAAACTACTTCCGGAAGAATTGCTTCCTCCCACTTTTCACCACTTACGGGCAGTTTAGCACTTACGCTGAAAGTAATTTCTCTACCGGCTTTGTCCCACTCTTGCAGATAATCTTTAAATGCGGGCGACAACTTTTGAGTACCGTTAGTTTCAAAAGTAATTTCTTGAAGTCCGCTCATTAATTCGTGGTCTAACAAATCTGGATAAGCACGTTGCCAACCTAACAAAGGTTCTCCGCCTGTAATAACAAGATGCTCGTCAACCCACTTACCGTGAGGCAGTATCTTCATAATGGATTCTGCAATACTATCTGTAGTTAGCATAGGTGAAAGATGTTTAAATCTTACATCCCAACTTGCGTAACTGTCGCAGCCTGTGCTTACAAGCGGAAGTTCGTTATAGGTTTTGAACTCGTTGATACGAGCTGCAATCGGTTCAATTTCTTGCGACTTTTCACCTCGAGGCATACCAAATCCTGCGCAGGTAAAATTACATCCGAATGTGCGTAAGAATACACTAGGAACGCCCATATAACGGCCTTCACCTTGAATACTATAAAACAATTCTGCTACTTTAATTTTTGACATTTATTTTACCTAAAATTTGGATCGTGATAATATCCCTTACCTGGAATAACATGACGCACACCTCCCTCTGGACGATCTACATCCCCTTCTCGCCGAGGAATAAGATGTACATGCGGCCACATTATTGTTTGACCTGCCGCTTTTCCGTAATTCATTCCGATATTAAATCCATCCCATTCTTTTCTTTCTACCATTTGTTGTCCCCAGCGAATAGCATCATCAAATGCATCCATGAGTACATCGACTGTATTATATTTAGGCACAAATAGTAAGTGCCCTGGGGTCACAGGAAATCGATCTTCAAAAACAGCTACATGGAAGTCTTCCCGAATGGGATTACGCCACGGAGCATTAGATTCTTCTAAAGTTTCTGGACCATCAAAAATTGATTCTACATTCATATTGAGTATACCTTGAAGATAAGTATTATATAACAACTATTTAGGCCTGTCAACTAAAAATGAATAATTTAGAAACTAATATTAATTGGCAACTCAGCAACTTCTGTAAAGCCGAATGTTCTTATTGTCCAACCAATCTTCGGGGCGGTGTATATCCAGAAGAGAATAAGGATTATGTAAAAATTAGTCAGTTAATTACCGATCATTATAATTTAACTCTCGATAGAAGAATTAATTGGACTTTTGATGGAGGGGAACCTTTGGATTTACATAATCTAGTAAAAATTATAAAAACAGCCAAAGCAGATAGAAATTCAGTAGCTCTAAATACCAATGGAGGAAATTTATGGATGGATTGGTGGGCAATTGAGCCCCATGTTAATAGATTAATATTGACATATCATTATTGGCAAAATTATTCGCTAATCAAATATATCCTGGATATTTTTAAAGAAAAAAACAAGCCAGTTGTTATCAAGATGCCGATAAGGCCAACGCATTTTGATGAAGACATGGATAGAGTTAAAATAGTAGAATCTGAATATTCTATTATTGCGGAAAAGATTGTTCTTTATAATAATGCAGATCCTATAGGAGGTCAATTTCCTTATTCTAAAAGACAGTTAATGATTCTTTCTGGAATAGATCCAGACGCAAATCCTTATAATCCAGAAGAAGAAAAAAAGATACCTTTAATTAAAGAAAAAAATGATAACGAAACTAAAACTTATACTGAAAGGATAACCGAAGTTCAAAATGCAAATCCCAAATACTTTGGTAAGCTGTGTAATGCAGGAATAGAAAAATTGTTTATTTCTCACAACGGATATGCAAGCGGAAGCACATGTGGTAATAAATCGCTAGGAAACATTTGGGATCAAGGATGGGCCCCACCTTCCGATCCGCAGATTTGCGGAATGTTGGCCTGTATCAACCCATCGGATCAAAAAATTACAAAATTTATTTGATAAACACGGAGTTAAACTGCTGTGTAACTCTGATAAAAGTAGTACACTTACTTAAGTTTTTTAGACTGTCGGCTCCAACATAAGTACAGGTACTGCGTAATCCTCCTAGTATATCAAGAACTGTTTTGCTAACTGGACCACGGTACGGTACACGAACTGTACGACCTTCGCTGCTTCGATACTCTGCAACGCCGCCGTGATGTTTGTTCATTGCTGTGTCGCTACTCATTCCGTAAAATTCTACAAACTTTTTAAGTTCATGTTCTGGAGCGTAACTATTAGGTTGTCGTAAAGACAATTCGTACATCTCTTCAATAATTTTTCCACCGCCTTCATCATGACCGGCTAGCATACCGCCTAACATTACAAAATCAGCGCCAGCTCCAAAAGCTTTGGCAACATCACCAGGACAAGTACAGCCGCCGTCAGCAATAATATGCCCGCCAAGACCGTGAGCAGCATCGCTGCATTCGATGACTGCTGAGAGCTGCGGATAGCCCACTCCAGTCTGAATACGAGTAGTACAAACGCTACCAGGACCAATCCCCACTTTGACAATATCAGCTCCACGTAATATTAACTCCTGTGTCATGTCTGCGGTAACAACATTACCTGCAATAATTGTTTTCTTTGGATACTTGTCACGAATCTTACTGACAAATATACCAAAATGTTCACTATACCCATTTGCAACGTCGATACAGATATATTGAATTTCTGGATAGACATTGAAAATCTGCTGTAGTCTTTCTAGGTCTTTGTCATTTGTACCGGTACTGACAGCAAAGTAATCAGTACCAATCTTGAAGATACTATCAGCAAACATGTCAAATGTATGACTCTTAGTCAAACAAGTGAATAGTTTGTGACGGCTAATTTCTTCAGCCATCTTGAGTGTACCAACACCGTCCATGTTAGCAGCCATGATGGGGATACCAGTATAGACTTTGCCGCTATGTTTGAAAGTATACTTGCGTTCAAGTTCTACTTCTTTACGGCTACTCAATGTACTACGTTTAGGACGGAATAGTACATCTTTGAAATCTAATTTAATGTCTTCTTCAATTCGCATTGTTTTGTTTCTTTTTCCAATATTCCAAACTACAATAAGGTCCGCAGAGCGGCAATCTTTCTATAAATCCTTTACCTTTAATTTCGGTGTAGTATTTAGGCATTCCGGTATCATCGAGATAACTTCTATCCCATTCGGTGTAAACTTTTTGACAATTTATGCAGTTCATTTCCACCAATTTTCATAAGGAAATTCGATCCAAACATCGTCTTCCAATTTATTAATGGTCATTCCTGAATAATTCATGGGAACTTTACAACCGCTGGCCTGATTGTCTACAACTACTGCAAATTTAACATTGTGTCCCCAAACGGAATCCCAAGCCGAGGTTTCTTTAGGAAAACAACTAGATTTCCAATCCTCCATAATCCAATTTAAGGTAGCACCACTGTCATTGATATCATCAACAATTAAAATGTTGTGTCGCAAAGAAATATCCCAACGACTGCCATAACTTTGGTGTCTTCCTGCATCAACAGCACCAAGAGCCTGTTCAGACATCCAAAGATTACTTTCGCAATCATTTTCCTTTCCTTCTCGCAGACTTACTTTAAGTGTATGACAAGGAATTCCAAAATAATGACTAATCATTACAGCGGGAAATAATCCTCCTCGGGTGATACCAACAACATAGTCTGGAGTCCAGCCTCCAACAGATATCTGTCTGCAGATTTCATTTACTAATCCTTTATATTGATCATATCCAATTACTAACTTTTTCATGATTTTGATCTCATTGCCAAATAACTTTCGTAATGTACCCACTCGTCATTAACTAAAAAACCCCAGTCCTTGCGTTGCGGACCTGGCATAAACAGCGTCCAACAAGTAACATCTTTCTTCAGTTCAATTCTGTGATAACTTTCTGCTTTGCTGAAACGGAAATGCCCAGGACCACGCCAATAGCGTTCTTCAGCAACCATCTTACCTTCGTTATTAAAAACAGGTACCCATTCCCAATAACCGCCTTTTAAAATAAGGGTAGCATAGGGCCAGGGATGATCATGTACATCATCTGGGTCACTGTTAATAAATTTATGTAAGAATACATTAAAAGGAAAAGTTTTTCTATCTTTTAGGAAAAGATAATATCGTTCTAGATAGGGCTGGTCATTGACCCTATCCATAATGGTAACTTTTCGATCTAGTTTTTCTAAAAGTTTAAGAAGCATTACCCTCTAGATCCTCGAGGTCTTGCCAGCCTAGTTCCAACATTTCTTTAAAATCAAAATCAATGTCGCTTCTTTCAACATAACCTACATTGGCGTAAAAACCCTTACCCCAAGTGCTGAGTTCGTTGTGATCCACAGTTAACGCAACTTTGTTGTAGTAAAGAACATCGACATTATTGCTCATTGTATTATCAAGTGAAGCATAAGCGAATTTGTTAGGATCAAAATCTTCGCCGTCAGTCATTACATAAACATGACCGAATGTGCCTTTTTGACTATCGTACATCATAATTACAGGTACCGGATCGTCCATACCTTTGGTTTTATCTCGCAGATATAACTCTCGGCACACAACATTACGGTCATACTCGTATTCTTTGCTCGTGCCATCAATCTCTTCGAACATTTTTGAACCCCAGTCAAAATTACGCTTCTTTGTTGCAGCCTCACTCCAACTCAGCTCACCGTCAACATATTCGACACGAGGATCAACTTTAATTTCAGTAACAGTATACAGATTATGTTCGTACGAAACCATAGTTTCGTGTTCAATATCATCAAAGTCCCAATACTCGCGATTGCCTGCGCCTTCATAGACTTCTGGACTATCTTTATCAAATCCGTCTACTTCGTCGCGTTCAACATCTTCGTCATCATCGTCAAAATCATCATCACCATACATAACCATGTCATTCATGGCCTGCATGTGATCCATAAGCAACTCTTTGCGATTTTTATGAGACCAATATTTTACAAACTCTTCGCTGGCTTTACCAACGATAAGTTCGCCGCCGTAACCGCTCAATTCAATACGAAAGAATCTCTTGCCGGCATGCAAGTCAACGACTTTTTTCGTTGCTTTCTTTTTAGCAGAAGTCTGTTTCTTTGTAACAGTTTTTGATTTCTTTTTAGCCATAAGTCACCTTTAGAATTTTTTAGTAAACACAATACCAACTGCAATGTCATCTACACCGCTTTGGCCTCTATAATCTTTACGGTACTCTACAAAAGTCATTAGGTTTGTATCCCGGAAATTATTTACTTTGTAGTATGCACCTGATCGCAGTTCGCGAACATCAGCAGCTAAGTTGGCCTTGCTATTTTGGATAACATCGAAGTTTTCGGTGAGCCCAACAGGAGCAACCAAATCTGCTTCAGCGTGATATACACTTACGGGCTGATAGGTCATTACGCCAATTGCACCCTCGCCAATTTTCTTTTCAATGTTAACATTCCAACTATAACTCAAAATAGGACCAATATTGCGGATGTTATCACTGTGGCTATCGGTTGAAGTAATACCGTTAGTTACACCAACACTAACTTTGATGTCTTTGTAGTTTTGTTCAAGATTGACCCCTACATATTGCGTGACGCTGTCTTTGTTAACACGCTTGTCGTTAAAACCGTTAACATAGTTGCCTAGCCAAGCACTACGCTCTATCATCATACCTGTTGTGACTTTGACATCACCATAGGCACTATTGGTTGTGTAACTGATTTCTCCCATTGCAGGAGAACTGTTGGTCTTACCGCCGGAATTAAAATACCAAGTGCTGGCAGCAGAACCTGTACGCACAGTCATGTAATCGTTGTATTGATTAAATTGTGTGTAAGCATTACCAGTAAAATATGGTAGCGCAGTCTGCACAATGTCTGCTTCTTCTGCGGTGTAATGAGCAGTTAGCATCTTACCAGGCAGATAAAAATCTCGATCAAACTCGTCTAGAACCATTAATGATTGCGCCCCGGCAGTACTTGCGCTACCTCCGGTAATAATCATCGGTTTTAATCCGTCATGTTGCGGACCGTCAAAGTTAACTCCAGCCGGAATAACAATAGTACCTAAAGGTCTTGTTGCCTTTTCTAAATCTAACAAACCTTGTCCGTGCAGATACTTATTATAACCTGGAATATTCTTGTTAGCAGATTGCAAAAGAACTTGTACGGTGTTAGCAGCGTTTAACTGAGGCCACATTTGACGAACAATAGCAGCAGCACCGCTTACAGTAGGAGCGGCCATCGAAGTTCCAGATTGGGTTGATAACCCAGTTGATCTAATTCCGGTTGTGGTAATACCGGTGCCAGGCGCAAGAAGATAAAATTGCCACATTTGATATTTGTCTTGGCAGATCGTGCCTACCATGTATTGACAAAGATGAGCCGCACCATTATTACTAGGACCAGTACTAGTATTGGTTTGTGAATTCCAATTACCAGCAACAATTACCTTCCCACCCATGATAAGATTTCCGTTCTTATCAGTTGCAGTGGCAAGTTGGCTGTAAGTACCAGACCAAGGAGTGCCGTTATTTCCTGCAGCAATAACAAGCACACTATCTCCCTTCATTGCATCAGCATATGTATATGGATTAATAGTAGGAATGCCGCCGCTGTTAGTAAATCGTGTTCGATAAACACCTGGGGATACTAGTTGAGCATTAATTGCAGTTGAAGCTAATGCAGAGTTAAAAGACAAATTAATAACTTTTGCGTTATTCGTGCTAGCCCAATTCAGTGCCTGAACAATAATATTACCGGTAGTTAACCCAGTTGTAGTAATCTTACCGATAATAAGATTTGCATCAGGGGCAACACCGACCATTCCGCTGCCATTTCTTGCCGCAGCAGCAACACCTGCTACTGCTGTACCGTGACCTAATGTATCAACAATGTTATTCTGTCCAGTAAAATCTTTTGCAAGTTTGATTCTGCCGAGAAACTCAACATTACTGGTACTATTAATACCAGAATCAAGAATGGCAATGGTTACGCCTTTACCAGTATAACCGCGAGACCAAGCATCTGCTGCTTTAACAGAATCTAACGCGCGACTGCGATAGTATTCGTTGTTTTTAAAACTAGAAACAGTTTGTTGTGATAAGGCGGACGAACTAAACAATAAAGCAGATAAAACAACAATTGACTTTTTCATTAATCACCTTTTAAGATTGGTTATAAGATCATTACAATTAAAAAACTTTTCAGTTAAAAACTCTGTTTGTCTTCGTACTTGTGAAATAAAAGTTTCGTAATTGTCCATATATTGCGTAATTTTATAGCAAATATTGTTTCTATGAACAGTATACGACTTATATGATTCAGTCCAGACACTGGGATATTTGAAAGTATCGAAATACATTTCACGATAACTCAAACGATCCGGAACCATAGGAATAGCGTCTACCACAGCACCTTCATAGCAACTAATACCCAAGGTTTCCTGTAGGTTAGCACTGAATACTAGTTTAGCCTCGCCCAATAAGTTGTGATACTCATTTTTTGTTAACTGCTGGTCTTGGCACACTATGAATTCGTACTGTGGCAGATGTTTCTTAAGATCGCGGAATATTTCAACCTGCTTTTCTGGCGCAATACGATGTGGGAACAGAATAAGATCACGCTTCTTCATATTCTTATAAGAAGTCAATGTACTGTCCATATACTCCATGGGCCAGCCAGTGCGTATGATCTTTTTGTTAACACGAACTTCGCTACGATCGGCGTTGTAGAGATTTTCACAGAACATGTCGATATGAAAATCTGTTGCGAAATAGTTATGGTCTATGGCAGAAAAGAAACTTTTCTCAGCATGCCTTACCCAGGCAGCATTCCCTATCAATCGACCTAGGAAATCCTGCGGATCGTAACTTCCCGCATGCCATAATGCGTGAATCTTGACTTTTACGCCAAGCAATTCACTCATGTATTTGAGATTGATTATTCCCGGATGCCAAGCATCGGTGAATAGAAAATGATCGCCAGACTTAACTGCTCCATCGCAAAATAGTCTACCCATTTGTTCAACTTGTGCAGCCTTGTAAATATTAGTGCCGCCAAAGTTGAGGAACGCTCCTGGAGTAGTTGCTGCAGGTATGTCCGTAGGACCGGAAATGATATGTACATCGAAACCTCTCTTCTTCAATAGATCAGGTACATGAGTCTTCCACTGACCCGTGTACCTGGATTCTACTGCCTCGAGATCTACGAGGAAGATTGTCATATTAGCCCTTGTTGCGACGGAAATGCTTATAAGGCTTTCCGGCAAATTCACGCCACTCTTTCGACTTATACAAGTCGGCCGGATCAAACTTCAGTAGATTGAAACGGCAGTGATCAAGCCATGCTTCGAGATCATCGAAGATTCGAGTTACTTCTGGCTTAACACGAGGTGCATCAACATTACGCTTAGACATTTTATATCCTATCAAAGTTATGGTTAAACAAATTTAATGAAGCAGCCATTTTCGCCATCTTCACTAACCTCAATCCAAACCGCACGGTTTGGATATCTTGCGTTAATCGCCTTAAACAAGTCTTCGGCAATCATTTCGCAGGATTTGTGATTCAATTCAAGTGTTCCCTCATACAGAGATTCGAGCCAACGCTTAAATTGTATAAATTCGATATCACGGTCATTATGTTGAACTTGGATCCACACTTTAAAATGAAAAATATGACGATGGGGATAACCCAAAAAACTTACATCATATACATCGCCAGTGGCGAGATTGGGATCAGTTGCCGCAGCAGGATATTGGTGAATACCCTCTTTGCGAAAAGTTACCCAAATCATACTCAAACTTGTGGACATTTCAAACTCCAATTGCTTAATTTTTTAATATTATAATAAAGTTGTGGTAAAAAGTCAACCATCTATCAATTCTTTAGTGATTCCATTGTAATAATCTTATCGATTTCCTTACCAAAATCTTGATCGTTAGTCACAATGTATAGACTGGTATTAGTTCGATCTAATTTTCGATCATGTCTTACAGTTTCCACAATCCTGCCACCGTTGGCAAAATGAATATTAAATCTAAAAGATCTTTCTGTCAATTCCAATCGCGTAACGGAAGTAGTTACTAAGGAAGTAACGGACACTTCTTCTATCATGTCCTTGTTCAACTCATTCATACCTGAACGAATCTTTTTAAGAAACCAACGCTTTAGAAAGTTCATTTTCTTCTCGGGATAATACATCTTTGCTTCTTCTATAGCCGGCATTATACAACCTCATCGTTTTTATACTGATCCCAATCTGTAAATTTGGATCTATCCATTAAGTCATGCAGACTATGTGTCCAAATACCTGGATTGGTGCTTTTAAAAGTTCTATCGTCGATCTTAACCATTGTGTTGTAATTCCACAACTTAATGTAAGGAATTGGAACACGAATTTGCGGAATAAAATTATTGTATCCGCAAAGTGGACCGTCATGAAAACTTTCTACTTGATTAATGGGAATATCCAACGAACAAAGATAATCATTCTGAAGAAAGTATTGAATCATTGTTTCCCATGCCTTATGATCTTCATAGGTGTGAGGATTATAAGTGTGATTAGCACCAAAAAAGATGTGCTTAATTGGTTCGTTAACTTGCGTGTACGGATCATTTAGAATTTGTTCAATTCTATCAGTGTGTTGTACGCCTACAACAAAAAGAGTCTTTTTTCCATAAGCAGGGGTTTTTTCAATTTCCCTGCCTATGAAAAATTCTACTGGTTTATCAGACGGATTACTGTATGTTCTTTCCATGTAATGGATTATACAGTCTTTTTAGGTTTCTTGTCACTCTTTTCAGGAAGGTTGTCTTTGAGCATGTTCATAATTTCCCAAAGCTTCCAATCCATGCTTTCCAAAAGCTTCATTAACTTGTCATCGGTTGCTGGTTCTGTAGCAGCAGCCTTTTTTACTTTAGTATTAATCATAATAATCTCCTTTATTAAACATTAGAAACTTCAGTTTCTAACTCTCTTAATTTATTGTCCTCGGGATTTTCTAAATCAATTTCTGTTGACTTAGCCGAATCACCAAAATCAAAAAATTTATTTCTTACATTCTCATTTGGTCCGCCTTGCAATCTAGCACCTTCGAGAGATGATAAAAATGCTCTAGATTGATTTGAATCGATCATTTCAAAAGCTTCATCTTTTGATTTTGTATTAAAAAGTTCCTCGACATATCGATCAAAGTAGAGTATGCTTTTTGGTACCCACTCACTTAAATCTTTTTCTCGTTTGCCCTCGATACCCCACATTCTCCAATCGGGCTTAAATCTAGCAGTTTCGATATCCATAAGTTGATTGGCTCTCTGTACTGCGGCAATATGACAATACACATTATGTCCCATCATTAGAGCATAACTGAAACTGTCCCAAGATGTTTTGCCTTCCTTGCCAATTTTATTCAGCATACCTGGGGAATACCAGCAGATATCTCCCATTGTAAGTCTGCGACCGATTTCGCTTTCAAACGGAAATGGAATCTCACTTTTTGCTAATGCTTTATTATCTGGGGCTTTGTCCATGATAACTGACCATCGTTTGTTGGTGTGTTGCGCATTAGTATAAACCAAACCATGTGCTGTAGCAATAAATGGCGAAGCACAGTCAAAACTAATAGTGAGGTTCGGATTAATATGTTCTCTAATCTGTCTCTGAATGCTAGTTAAGAAACAGCTCCAATCCAACTGTGCAGTACCAAGGAAGTGAATCCAGTTTTTGCCTTCTAACATTCCTTCATCACGCATGATCATTAAACGCTTAAGTGTGATGTGCATCTTACACATGTTAGCACCACCAAACGCCCAACCTTCTGCAGCTTTGTCTCCCCACACTTTGCTGTCGCTGAATTCTTTAACACCTTGATACCACTGTTCGGCAGTATCCCAATCTGACCCCTGTAACACATTTAAAAACTTGGTTTGACCTAGACGATTCTTTAAGAAATATTCATTATTAAATCGAGTTTTTTCTAGACAGTCTTCGAACGACTTAAGACCAGTTTTAGGACTGTGAATATGATCGCAAGCCCAAGTCGGCACATCTAACATCATCGACCAATCAGCAGTCAATTCAAGCCACTCTAATATTTGCTGTCGAACTTTATTTGCTTCTGTTCCTTTAAAGTTGAGCCAATCAAATTTTAATACTCCCTTACCAATCTGATATCCACCGGAGTCGCCTAGAATCATTGTGTTGTTGCGATCTCTCTGCTGTATCATAGATTCCTGCACCATACTCTTGTTTAGATCTAGTTGAGCATGACCTGCAGAATATAGTGCATATTTGTAGGTAAAATAGCCTTCCTCTGGATTAAGAAAGTTCATACCTTCGATACTGCGATCAAATCCTGCAGGAATTCTGTCCTTGGGGACAAACTCTTCTAAACGCTGTTTAGCAACATAGGTGCTGTAAAAACTGCTGATAGCAGGCAAATAGACAGCATAGTCTTTTTGTAAAGGTGTTAGATTAACTTGTTGTTTCATGTTGACTCAAATATATTGTTGTTTTTAATTGTTCTTCTGCTTTTAGAAAAGCGTCATACGCGGCTTTTACAGCAGGATTAGTTTTAGCTTTGTCTATGTAGAGTTTTTCTTCCTTCATCTTTTTCATAGACCATTCGATTGTTTCTATTACATTATCGCTTAATCCGATGCTGGAAAAGCTGTCGGGTATGTCAAGCCAGGTAAATCCGTCATAGACCTGAAAATGGTTATTATAATACCTAACCATGCTAGAACTGGGATTACTGCTGTTGTAATACACACCAGCAGTATCCCCATTACTAATCCTAATAAAAGGATCGGCACTTGTTATTCCACGAATCATTAGGTCTGTGCCGGAATAATGTATTTGTAGATAGCCAAACCACTATCTAATTCAATCTGCATAGCGCCTTCGTTTGAAAAACTAATAGTGGTATTGTTGTTGTCGGCAATCTTTAGAATGCTTAGAACACTATTAACCGGCCATGTCCATCCTTTGGTTAGTTTTCCTGAAACTCCAGTTGCAAATACAAATTCGCCACCGTGAGAAGCAGCATCGCCGAATGTAAACTTCAACTTGTCGCCATCTGTTTTGGCAAGGAATGTGGTATGTTCTGTGTTAGCACCCGCTTGGAACTGAAAACGCTGGATAGCAGCAACGGTTGGAGTTACAACAACATCCCATTTAGCGCCGCGAAACTTAACGGTTTTTAGTTTCTCGTTAATGATTTCTTGATTCATAAAACGATAATCGTTTTTGAAGTCACCGTCCTTGTTTTCAAAGTGAAGACCAACCGGAACCTTTTCACCGTTGCGTTCTGCAACTGTTACTTCAATTTCTGCGTCCTCCTGGTATTCCTTACAGTCTAATAGATAACGAAGCTTCTCTAACTGCGGCATACCAAATATTCCCTCCATTTCTGGATGAGGATTGGTAGTTTCGGCATACATGATAACACTTCGGTCATCAGCCATGCTGTCAATTAGAGTCTTGTCTTTAGTGCCTGTTACCTTAACAATGTTAAGGAAACCCAATTTATTTGTATGTGATACGATATCAGAGAGAATGTCTTTCATATTATTATCCTTTAGGTTGATTATATTTAGATCTGGTCATATTGTCAATGAAATTTTTAATCAAAGCTGAATAAACTATTGAATGTATTGGTCTGTGTTGTACTATCCAAATCCCATTCCAATACCCCAATGAGATTTTCAATTTTGTTATTAATAATGGTAGCTTCCATTTCTGCATGATCAAACGGTAATTCTTGAAACCATTTAGGTAACCGCAATTCGTCTACCGGATAAGCTACGCTAGTAAATCCCAAAGGATTGTCCTTTACTTTACAAACAATGACTTTCATACCATCGACGATTTGCATACTATACTTGTCGCTGTTCATTCTTCGCAAAGTATTCCAATTAATAGAAGCACGAACATGTCCAGGCATATTAGCTTTACCACTCTTCTTTTCTTTTTCTTCGTATTCAGTAATGTTGTTAGCACGTTTAGGCGACCCTTTTTCCCAACCTGGTCGTGCTTTGAATTCGACTCGAAACTCGCTAATGCGATCAAGGATTTCTTTTTCTTCAGCACCATTTAGTACACGACCGAGTATTTCTTCTAAAAATTTCTGCATGAATTCTGGAGTGTCCGATCTTTTAAGATCTAACCCCATTGCTTTGATTTTGCCAGGTTTACTGTCTAGGTCTTGTCGTTTGCCTTCTTTATCAAAATACAATACAGCGTATCGTTTCTTCGTGATGAATAATCCTTTAATAGCAACTATTTCTCGTCCTGCCTTAATTACTTCGCCGCGACTTTTTGGACAATGAAATGCTTCTTGCATAAAATCTACGAAACTACTGTTCACATTTTCTGCAACAGTATCATAGAGCTTGATTACAGTATCTTTGTCCCAAGGTATCTCGCCCTTAGCAATTTCATTTTTAAGACTGTTGTAAGCACTAAAGTAAGCACTATCTGTATCGCCGTAGATAATAGCTTTACCAACATGATCATAGTCTCCTGTTACTACTTCGTTAATCTTCGCAGCCATATGCTTGGCAATTTGTCTGCCAGTTAATGTAGTCGATTGACCAATGCGATTATCAAAGAATCTACATCCTGGATTTAGAATTGCACCGTAAAGAGAATTAAGATTAATCTTTTTAACTAACTGACGCTTGTCCCAGTATTCTTCTTCGATCTTGTTTTCTGCTTTAATTGCTTCTTTGAGTTTTGCTTGCATTTCCTTACGCTCAGCATACCATCGTTTTAGCAATCCAGGAATAATACCCTCGTTTTCGTTACTGAAAATTGTGCCGTTAGCACTCAACATCCATGGTTTTCCGCTGTTGAAAATCAATTCGTAAATCTGTGCACCACTCATTATATCAGTTTCTCCGTTTTCCCAATCAATGACAATATCATTGACACGGTCCTGATTCATAACCATTTCATACTCATTAGTGCCAAACTTACCTTCCCATGCAGCGGCAAAACTGCTACCTTTAGCAATCTTCTGTTCGATTTCTGTTTTGGTGTATTCTTGTCGCAGCTGACCGACAATGGTTTCTGGACCCATGTTTAATGCACGAATCACTGATGGATACAGTGAGTTAATATCCATAGAACCGATCCAATCATGCAACCCTTTTTTAGGATAAGCAACATATGCACCTGCTGCTTGATTGTTTACATCGTCGTCTCTTTTAGGACGACTAGGTACAATCATACCCCTATGATGTGCTTCGTTTACAATAGCCTGCTCAGTGACAGCAACAGCACCCATTGTGGTGGATAACAACACAGTATTTTCGTGAGCAATCGTATTTGCTAGATCAATAAATTTTAATTTTCTATCTAGTTTGTTGAGTAGAGAACAGTCCTGTCTATTATACTCGATAAACTTTCGAAAATCATTATTGTAAAGTTGATCAAGAGTTCCTTCATATACAGTTTTACTTTCTCCTACCTCCATTTCACCGATGGCATCCAATCGGTATGTATGGCGTTCTTCGTAGGTATATTTGCGATAAAGCTCTAGACTGTCTAAATGTACTCTTCCTACAAAATCATAAGTTACAGCAGTTTTTCCGTATTTTTCATATTCTCGTTTCTTGGGCATTTGCCCCCACAAACAAAATCTGCGTGTATCTTCTTTGCTTAATACTTTAGTAACACGGTTTACTGTGTAAGGAATATCGTAGCCTTCCGAGTTCCAACCGCTTAACACATCAGCATCTTCGATGAGATTCAAGAATGTGTCCAACATTTCGTATTCTGTTTCAAATAGAATAGTATTAGGAAAGTCTTTAACTAATTCAGTAGCTTTCTCTATAGTTAGAGTCTTTGGAGGCACAGCCAGACATACAAGGGTATCTAACCATTGTAAATGAATAGCAATAGAAGTAATAGGCATGAACGCATCATCAGGACTTGCATATCCTCTTTCCGGATCAAAGTCAACTTCGATGTCGAAGAACGCAACATTTAATTTTGGTGCATCCTTGCCTATATAATTTTCTTCTAGGCAACGAAATACTTGGTTAATATCACTTTCGTATAATTTGTGATGACCGTGAATACGCTGTTCTTTAATAAATTCTTTATGGCTTTTGGCAGTTACCTTGCTGAGAGGTTCGCCGTGGATTGATCTATATTTTCCCTTTGCATCAGGATAATAGAAAAAGTATTTTGCAGAATAATCTTGATATATTCTGCCTTTCTTAGAATCTCGTTCGACAACTCGAACAATATCTTGGTCGCGATCCCAGAGCGCGTCTACATAACTCATATTTTTCTTCCTTACCGCTTATGGCCGGTATACCATCACAATAGCGACTTATGGCTCGCTGTGCCTTACTCTAAAATATTTAGCGGCCGTTATTGCCAGCTTAACAATTCTCCGTCATAATTGGGATCACCATACGCCCATTGCGGCTTTCCTTCGGTGTGATTCCAATTTACATAGGATTCTCTTGCCTTTTTATGAACAACAGTCATATTACTAGTTTTACCATTAGTTGCTTCGGCGTTAGTTTCTACTAATTTAATTTCTTCAAAATGTTCACGAACAAATTTAATTGCGATATCAAAATCAAAATCTCGTCTAGTATCGTGAAATATCATAACCCCGCCAGGCTTAAGGAATTTCCAAGTAGCGTCGGCAAAAGGTTTTCTTTGCCACCAAATACCGTCAACAAATATTAAGTCGTACTCAAATTTTGGTATATCTTTGAGAAACTCAAAAAGATCATGAAATTCTGGTAAAGTTTTATTTTGAAGACTTTCAACACGCTTGCGAGTAACTTCAATCCATTTGTCTCCGCCGGTAACATTAGTATCAACCGAAATTAACTTCTCCGGTAAACATTGCGCAAATATCTGCGTACTACCGCCTACACCGAACTCTAATATATTGATACTTTGTTTACCGTATTTGGCAAGAGTATCGGCGTCCTCTAAACTGAGATCGCCGATAAACTTAATTTTTGCTAAAAACTTTAGCATTACGGATTGCGACTTGAACCGTGTCCGCTAATATCAACAATTGATTCGAGATCATCAAACTCACTAAGAACCTGATCCCATTGACCCTTTTGGGCGATACGGATTGCCTTTTTGATAACACCGGGCTTGACTTCTAATTCTTCTGCAACTGCTTTGATAGTTTCGTTCAAACCTTCCTGTAGATCTGTAATTTCTTGCATTACAGTGACTCCTTCGGAAACAATCTGCTTGATTTTGGCCTGTTCAGGGGCACCAAATACTTTACTCATGTTATTATTCTCCTTTGGTATATAATAACAGAAATATATTTAAAGTCAACAGTTCAGCTTACCAGATTATTTCTTTTTAGTAACTGCTTTATAACGAGCTCTGTTAGCCATTCTTAAGATATAGTCGTCGGGCTTTCTTGTACCTGGACGATTGTTTTGGCGAAACTGATGGTATTGCTCTGGATTAGCCTTTAGAAAAGTGTCTCGCCAAGTATCGATATTATCGTTACTAGTTAACTTTTCATCGAGGTCTTTTTTTTTGAATAGCTTTCTTCTGCACTGCCACCTACTAGATCGCCTTGACGAGCAGGGCGCTTCATTTTACCTTTAAGGTGTGCGGCTGGACCTAATTTATTTTTAGGTGTACCAGCAAAATGGCTAGCAGGCATCATTTTTTCTGAAACCACAGCTTCATTCTTTGGACGCCAAATTCTTCCCTTTCCAAACTCTTTTTCAGCTTCTGCATTTGGCGATGAACTATACCACTTGCCTGATCTTGTTCTTTTTAATCCAAGACTTGATGCCTTCATTGCATCGCCGTCTGATACATTATAAAAATAATAAACATCTGGTTGTCTTGGTGTTGAATAGGTTCTTCTGGTAAAACGATCATTTGGATCGTAAATTAAATCTTTGTTACCCTCGTCGTCCACACGCCATTTTCTTCCCATCTTATCGGTATATGTGTGAGTTTCGTATTCTGAGAGATTGTCTTCACCTACACTCTTTTTCTTTTTGCTGGCAGCAACAGCAGCGTCCCAACCTTTCTTAGTTGGTGCTCCTTTTTCGCCAGGCTTACGAGCAGGTAGGCCTTTCTTACGGCGCGCATGAATGTTGGCCCATAACCCCTTTTTCTCGTCTTCGCTTATGCTGTACTCATCATCTAAACTGCGAAATACACTATTCACATAATCCGCCGCTTTGGCAATCTTTGTTTGCTGCCAAGGTTCCAAAGTAGTATCGTTGCCCATTTTTTGAATTAGGTCGCGTAGTCTTACTGCTTGTTTGTACAATGCTTTTAGATCGCTCGAAGTCATGCTATTTTCTTGATCGATATATCCGGGATCTACACCAGCTTCAGGAACAGCTTTGGAAATCTGTGCACCACTAACTACGGTAGAATAACTACCCATACCATAGCCTTCTTCCATTTGACCTAAAAGTTCTTGTGCTTTTTCTTTGCTTATTATTGGACGGGGATGCGTTCCATCTACAACACTTTGTAGATATTCTTTGCTAAATCCACCTTCTCCAGCAGGTTTTCTTGCTGCAGGTTCTGGCTTTCCATGTTCTCTTGCTTTAAGCTCGGCAGCAGCATCAGCAACACTTACCATTGGTCGAGGATGCTCACCTTTTACTACTTGTTGTAGATAATGAGAGTTAAAACCACTTAGATCTGCACCGTGAGCAGGATTACTTCCGCCTAGTGCCATTGCTCCTGCTAAAGCTGCACCGGCTAGTTTTGATCTTAGTCCCTCTTCGTAGGAATCTTCCTCTACTGATTCTTTAGGTACGCAGTTGTTTACACGAACTCCGCCCTTCATTTTTGTTCCTTGCTTTTTGTATCCCTTCCAACACTTAGGATCTAATCTCTGTGCTTCTTCAATCTTTTCATCTACATCTCTGCGCCAATCTTTTTTATGTTTTTGTTCGCCACGCTTTTCTGCTCGTTTGCGATCTCGGTGTGCACCAGCACCGCCACCGCCTACTGTGGCATTTACATTGGCAGCAACAGGATTTCTGCGTTGAATTTCTGGCTTACCATCTTTATCTTGAACAAGTAAATTACCTTTCTTACCTACAGGACCTGTAGCAACTGCGGCCGAACTGGTTGCTCCTGCAGATGCACTTTCTAGAACATATCGTGTTTCTAATTTTCCTTTAATTTTTTTGAATTCTTTGTTCATAATTTTTTATTCCATTGCGCTACTGGGCTTACAGTATTAACCTGATCAGGCTCACCGCTATGTAAATCCCCGCCATTTAAATCATAATAATCTGCGCCAATAAAATCGTATGCTTGTTTAAGCATTTTATCTTCGGCTTTAGTATAAGGATGTGCAGTTTTCATTTTACCGTGCCAAGAAATTTGATCCATATTTTCTATAGGATTTTCGCCATCGGCGCCGGCAACTGCTAAACCTAATCTATACTGTACATAATCTGAGCTGGCCTTGCCGGCAGGGTCGTGAAATGTATGAATTCCTGTACTAGCTAAATGGAATCTTCTAGGAATTTTTCCATTCTTTTTTTCAACGATGAATTCTCTAGCTCTCATATCGTGCCTGCATCTCTCTTCATGCTGGCTCTTAGCATCCAGCCGTGTTTGCGGTGTGCGTCCATTCTTGCTGCAAAGAAATCACTGAATCCATGTTCACCTTCTGCTTCTGAAACATCAAAGCACATTTTAAAAATCTTTAACATTTTTTCATTGTCTTTGATCAATTCAGAGACCATTTGGTCTTTTGACAAGATGTCAGTTTCGTCGTCTATCTTAGTCAGCATGTTGAAGCGATCATAACTGCCCGGAACATAGCTGCCAATACTGCGAATTCTTTCAGCGAACCCGTCGATGCTACTGTAAACTTCTTCGTAGATTTTACCAAATAAATCGTGATATTCTAAAAAGTCAGAACCTTCAACATTCCAGTGAAAGTTGTGTGCTTTTAGATAAAAGCTAAATTCGCTTGCAAACGCTATTTTACTATATTGAATTAACTTTTCCATATCACTTACCTACGGGCTTCTCTCCGGTCAAATAAGGTCTACTGAACCATAATTGAAACCATTCTGGAGTACCGGGTTTAATATTATGCTTCCGCATAAGATCGGCTTTCTCCATGCCGGTTAAACTAACATTACTACCCTTATTTATTTCCGTTTGGTGCGAACTGCTTACACCTGCTAAACGCTTTAGTTCTGCAAGATCCATTAGATTTTATATTCTTTTTTGATAATACCTTCGCGATAATGATCGTGTAGCTTTTCGCAAAGTTCTTCTCGTAGATCTTTAGGGAATAGTTTTTTAGGTTCTCCCTTCATTTTGTTCTTTTTGTAGAACTCTAAACAGCCCTTTTTAACCATAGGCATGAAATCTTCAGTGCATTTTTTACCCATGCCTTCATTTTTAATCATTTTTTTAGCAATAGGTAAAAAATACTCTTTATAGAGCTTGTCGTGATCGATAATATAATAGAAAAGATTATTTAGAAGATTGTCGTTGTTATCTTTTTTTGCGTCAATCTTCTTATTAACATTAATAGCTCTACCAAAAAATTCATTTAGTAACATAGTATTACCACGCTCTACATGACCAATATCTTGCCTTCCAACGTGGACCTGGGTTCTTACAATTATGTCTTGCGCGGAAACTCTTGCGGCGTTTTGGATTTGATTTTTTGATACGCATCTTTTTGTCACCGAAGTTTACCTTGACAACTTTACCGTTCGGTTTTTTTACATAAACCTTGCGCTTCTTAACATCTCCCGCCATTGGCTTACCGAGAGGTACTTCACGACCTTGATACTTAGCTTCCGTTAGATTGATGTAGGTCATTGCGGTGTCGTCCACAGCAATAATCACAATATCTTCTGTAAGTTCAACAACTACAGATTCGATGACTAAATCGTCTAATTCGAGATCAAAATGATCACCAACTTTAATATCTTCTTCTAATTGTATAATTTCTTGTAAACGCATATTATGACAATCTTACAACTACAGATCCGTCGCCCTTATAATAAGGACTGCCAACTGATACCCCGCCAGTTTGTGCAGCACTATCGTCTGCATAAGGACCGGGTATAGTTATTGTTGGACCAGTTGGGCCTGTTGGGCCTGTTGGACCTACATCTCCCTGTGGACCTTGTGGACCAGTATCTCCCTGTGGACCAGTATCGCCTTGTGGTCCTACATCTCCCTGTGGACCAGTATCTCCCTGTGGACCAGTATCGCCTTGTGGACCAGTATCTCCCTGTGGACCAGTTGGGCCTGTTGGACCTACATCTCCCTGTGGACCTTGTGGACCAGTATCGCCTTGTGGACCTTGTGGTCCTACATCTCCCTGTGGACCTTGTGGTCCTACATCACCCTGTGGTCCTTGTGGACCAACATCACCAGTTGGACCAGTCGGACCTCCTGGAGTTCCTGGTTCACCTTGCGGACCAGTTGGACCTAAATCACCCTGTGGTCCTTGTGGACCTAAATCACCAGTTGGACCAGTTGGACCAGTTAGTCCTGTATCACCAGTTGGACCAGTCGGACCTCCTGGAGTTCCTGGTTCACCTTGTGGTCCAGTTGGACCAATATCACCTTGTGGACCTAAATCACCTTGTGGACCCTGTGGACCAACATCACCTTGCGGACCTACATCTCCTTGAGGTCCTTGTGGACCTAAATCACCTTGTGGTCCTAAGTCACCCTGTGGTCCTTGTGGTCCAATATCACCTTGTGGACCTGAATCACCTTGTGGACCAATATCACCCTGAGGTCCTTGTGGACCTAAATCGCCCTGTGGTCCAATATCACCTTGTGGTCCTTGTGGACCTAAATCACCAGTTGGACCAGCCGGGCCAATGTCTGAAACATTAATAGTACCTACCATGGCTGCATGAAATTGGCAGATATAATACAATGTGTTTGGGGCGTTAGACGGAACAACAAAAGTTATTGTACCGTTTTCTGTTCCGTTATTAGTTACACCGTCGTTATAAGCGTCACCTGTTCCGGTTGTTTGGCTAGTTTTAATCCAGAACGGATGTCCAACGGCATTAACATTAAATTTATAAGTAAATCCTCGTAAAAGATTTAAAGTAGGATCGTTTGCACCGTCAATTACATAATCACTAAAACCGTCGTTTGTAACAGTATAAATTCGTGATCCGGCGTCTCCTTGCGGACCAGTTGGACCTACATCTCCTTGAGGTCCTTGTGGACCAACATTACCCTGTGGTCCCTGCGGACCGGATAATCCGGCATCCCCTTGTGGACCGGTCGGACCAACATCTCCTTGAAATCCCTGTGGACCAGTTGGGCCTGCTATGCCTTGCAAACCTCCGTAAGCTAAACCAGTCCAACTGGTAATGCCGTCACCAATTTTAAATAAGCCTGTATCGGTTTCAAGGCCCATTTCACCTACAGCTAATGTAGGATCGACACTATCCCAATTTGTGGCTGTGTCTCTTCTAAACTGAATTAAAACTGACATTATGCATTACCTCCATCGAGTGACGCCAAAATTCTTATGGACGACGAAGCATTTCCTCCATCACCTGTTAAATCTGCCGGTCCTGGAACTATTCCCTCACCAGTCCATTTCACACCATCAAAAATATAGACAACACTGTTCGTTGCTGTAAAAATTGTGCCCGTTGATGCACCGCTTGGAAAATTTATTGCTGCCATATTTTTTCTGTGATTTTTATCTTGTATTTACCTATTATAATCCAAACTTTGATTTCTCAGCATCAAAGTTCTGTTGTACTTCTTCTTGTGTTAATGCTTTGGTGTATAATCTTACGATAGGCATATTTCCGTCGAAAAAGAATCCGCTGCCACGCTTGCCTATGATAGTATTGGTATTACCATTAACTACGCTGTTTTGTATGCTGCCTGTAAGCCAAGGTGTGTTGGCACTGGCATCAGCGTTTTTGTAGAGTTTTAGTCTTTCGCCTGACTTCCATACTCCTACTAAATGATACCACGTACCTGTGGCATAGTCATTAGCTGTGTTGAGAGTGATAGCATCAAAACTTGAGCCACCCCAAACTTCAAATACCAGTTCGGTAGCACTCTGCTGCCATAGGTAATAGGTGTTGGTATTGTAGTCTGAGCCGTTCTGTATCAGTGCGGCTGATTCTAATGCGTCTGGTTTAAACCATAGTTCTACAGAAAACTCTGTAGATGCTGATCCGATCTCTGTGATAGCACCGGCATCTACAAAATCGTCGGTACCGTCAAAGTCAAAACTGTTATTGCTAAAAGTCGGACCGTTCAGGGTGGCATCATTGCCTTCCGCAGATAAATCACTCCAGGTAGTGCCTGTGCCTGGATAACTTTCTGGATCTGAAGAATCAAGATGTAACAGTAAATTACTCCTAACGATATTAGCGAATCTTGCGGAGTTATCGGAATATAATTTGCTGACCTGTGCGGCTGTTAATGCTTGATCCCATATGCGTGTCAACCCTATCTTACCAGCCCAGTATGACCCTGCTGTGCCTGTAGTTCCTGTGGCTTCAGCACCTATCACTAGGCTGTTGTCAGCATCGTACTGTATGGCATTTCCAGATGAGCCCATAACCACAGTATCTGCTAAAACACCGTCAACATAGAGTTTAGTATTCTGTCCGTCAAAAGTAGTAACGATGTGATGCCAGGAGTTGTCAGCGAAACCGCTGACATCAGCTGTTGGTATCTGATAAACACCGCCCGATCTTAAATAGATATTAAGTGTGCCCGCCCAAATATAATAGGCATATCCTCCGCCCTGTGTACAGCTCAACGATGTGAGAAAATCTGATGAAGAAGTTCCCGCGGTCCAATCACTGGCAGTGATCCACTGTTCTAGTGTAATGGCCTCAGTGGGCTTAACCTGTGAGTTGTGTGTGATCTCGGCGAAAGTGTTGGTGCCGTTGAACACGAAATATGTGGGATCTGTGGATGCATAACTAGGACTGTTGTACAGCGTAGCATCGGGTCCTATGGATGATGTCCAGGTAGTGCCCAATCCAGCATAATCTAATGCATCTAGGAAAAACACAGGTGTGGGTAAGCCCATAGCTCGCCTACGACCAAAACCAAAAGATCTCGAGAATGAACTAAACACATTAGAATCCTGTCATCTGGCCTAATATAACATATTCATTACCGCTGATACCGGTGCGAAGTATACTGAATGTAACCACATCTGTTCCGGTGGTACTAGGAGTCGGAGGCGTGTTGCCTTGCCATAGGATTGTTTTTGCATCACCTTCAATTTGAACGGCACTGGGATATCCAGGAGTTCCTGTTTGTTCTATAACTACGGTTAACACAGTAGCATAGCCTTCGGCTAAATTTAAATTAGTAAAGTTAGCAGTCCAGTTACCACTTACCGATGTGCAGTAAGATATGTATCCTGTGCTACAATCAAAATCTGATGTAAATCCGCCACCATCTCCAGCTCTGATGGTTAAAGCCTCGTGAACACCGTCTTCTATTTTCAGTATACCGCCGACGGTTATGTTTCCAGGAGCGGTTAATGTACCGGTAGAGGAAAGTGATACGGTATAGGTTCCATTGGCCAACGTTGATACAGATCCGGTCCACGCAGTAGTTTGTGTTGTGGCATCAGCAAATTCAATTCCACTTACTCCGTAAACATAACTTGTGGCACTGCTGTCAAATGTTATATCGCCGCCACTTGGGAATGTTAAATTACTATCTCCGCCAAATGTCCACCTATAAGGAACACTCCCTGCTTCGATTGCAACACCAGTTGCGGTGTAGTGAGCAATTAATAAAGAAGAACTTTCGCCGCCTGTGTTGCTGGGTAGGTCAATATAAGCATTTGAAAATACACCCTCGCCCCACAATCTTGTTGTATTACCGCTTATGTCAACACCACCATCAGAAGCTACTCTTACATAATGTGTATCATTTCCAATGAATAAATCTACTGTAGAAGTATTAGCAGTTAAATGTAAATGACCTGCTTCGGCAAAAGTAGGATAAATTCTCAATCCCTGTCCTACATCAAAGGTAGGATCCGGAGTTAATATAATAGAATTAAAATTATTGCCGCCATTGTCAAAAACTTCTGTTTTAATTGTTGAAGTATTATTATCTAACGTTAACGTTCCTGGTACAGTTAACCCACCATTATCGCCAAACGTCCACGTTCCGCCACCAGTGACAATTTCTACACCACCACCTTGTGAATTCTGTATGGTAATAGCCGATGTTGCTCCTTCTGTGCTGTTCGGTATGTTGATAGCAGGAACACCTTCGCCTATGTCCCCTGCCAGGTATAGCCTATCACCCGCACCACCGTAGACATTACCGTCAACAAAGAGTGCTCCAGGAACCAGTAGTCTACCATCACTGCCGAACTCGAATACCTGTGAGCCAGTTTCCGTTGCACTGAGAGATATATAAAGATCGCTGTTTTCTGCGATTGCCATAGTAGCATAAGGAGTGGCATCTCCTGGAGGCACTATACCCGCCAACCCGATGTTGACGAAGTTAGGACTGTCTGTGGTGTTGAGATCTTGATCAAATCCTGAATTGACAGGATTCCCGTCAACTATTAATGTACCACTTGTAGTTACTGATAATGGAATGCCACCGATGTAAATTGTGCCGGTACCGACATAGAGACTACGCCATTGACTTGATGTTGAACCTAGATCGTAGGTTAGGTCACTAGCTGGAATTAAATCTGTATTAAATGTTGCAGTTGTAGCATCGATTTCAAATACATTTTTATATTGTTGTTGCAGTCCCCCAAGGTCTAATCCGCCGATAGTAGTAGTTGTAGCTACTTCAATTCTTATTGCACTTTGATTATCGGTTAAAACAAGGTTTGTATTTGTACTGATTTGATCGCCAGTCCAGTTATTTTTAGCATAAGCTCTAATGATCACACCGTCTATTTTACCATCAAAACTTTGTATGTCCGACGAGCCCGACAATCCTCCTTGGAAACTTACTGTTCCTAAAACATCACCAATTCTAGTAGAAGTTGACCATAGCGCAGTACCAGAGACAGGATTGGTTCGAGGAATGGTTTTATCTCTTGATTCAAATCTTAAAGAATTAAGTTGTAGATTTGCTCCTTTAACAATGCTACCTGAAAATACTGATACAGCCGAATTAACGCTTGTTGAAACAAAGTCTATTTGTCTTCCAGAGGAAGTTTCCATTTGACCAAATGTATTATATAGAAGGTTATCAGTTCTACTTGATAAGTACAAAGAAGAATCAGTCTGCCCAAAGGACAAACTTTGAAGGAACTGCGGACCTGCGTAACTGACACCAAGCTTATGTATTCCGTATATACCACTAGTTACTGCTGTTTCAGTTCCAGCAAATTGGTTATATCCTTGCAATGGGGAATAATGAGAAACATTATGATTTAATGCAGTCCAATTATATGTTTCCATACTAAGAGAAGCAATAACATTAGTGTCAGTGCTGTTTCCTAAACTGATATTAGATGGAAATACTGAAAGCGGGCTACTAAAAGGCACTCTATTTAATATTTGGAATCTAGTTGGATTACTGTTTGTATTTGCGTTAAAAAAAGTAGACTCCATTCGAATTCCAGGTAATAGATTATTATAACTATAAGAAGAAGCATATCCTCTATTAGCTTGATAACCGTCAAATTCGATTGATCCTAACTGTGTATTTGCTAATAAACTAAGATTACCGGTACCTCTTCTTCTTTGATAACGAATAACATTATGATCAGCAATCGAAATTCCTTCATTTCTTAATTGAATATTAGTATATGTTCCAGTGTTAGAAAAAGATAAACTGTTGAATATTACATCGTTAAATGTGTTTAAATCTTGATCGGCGCCGGGACCTTGGGGTCCAGTCGGACCAATATCTCCTTGTGCTCCGGTTGGACCAATATCTCCTTGCGGACCTGTAACACCAGTTGGCCCTGTTGCACCAGCCGGTCCTAAATCACTAACATTGATAATACCTTGCATGCTTTCGTGTTCTTCACAAACATAATACAAGGTATTTGGAGTATTAGACGGAACAATAAATGATATTACTCCAGTAGATGTTCCATTATTAACTGTACCTGTAGTCCATGCATCGATTGTTCCAGTAGTAGCAGCACTTTTAATCCAAAAAGGATGCCCATCGGCGTTGATACTAAAGTTATAGCTAAAACCTCTTAATAAGTTTAATGTCGAACCTGCAACGCCATCGATAATCCACACAGTTGAGTCAAATTGAGAAACCTCATATAATCTAGATCCTGGCGTTCCAGTTGGCCCTGTAGGACCGATTTCTCCAGGAATTCCTGTAGGCCCAACAGGACCAGATTCTCCGGCATCACCAGTAAGACCTTGCGCACCAGTTGGACCAGTTGGACCACCTGCTGGACCTTGGGGACCTGTAGGTCCTGCTACTCCTGCTGGTCCTACTGATCCACGGGGACCAGTTGGTCCTATTTCTGCTGGATTAGAATCTACCCAAGTACTATCGTAATAGACAAATAATCTTCCGCTTACTGAATCGTACCAAAGACTTCCAGATACTGGATTTGTTGGAGGAGCGTCTGAGGCTTCGGCAGAACTTCCACCTGCACCAGCATACAATTCGGTAAAGTTTTCATTAACTTTTGTAAATGCTCCGCGAAGACTTTCACCATCCCCTGCTAATTCGCCTGAACCTAGATTAATTAATTTTTGCGACATGTTAGTAGTTTACCGTAATTCCGTTAACAGTGCCTTCCGTAAAAGCACTGATTTTTCCTCTTAACCAGATATAATTTCCTTCAAAGTTATAAATTTCAGTAATTGAAGTTGCAGTATTGTATGCTATCTGCTTCTTTACAGCTTTAGAAACTAAACCTGTTGTATCGACAGAAAAATCTTGAGATCTTAAATCTACACTAAACCAGTCTGCTTCTGCTGGAATAGAAGATAATGTAGCCTGTAAAGTAACCGTTCCTACAAAATCTGTAAGTTTTACTTCTACAGTCTGTATTGTGTTGTTTATACCGTAGTAATTTGCTGCTTTTACAGGAAAGCTATTAAATGTCTGTGCTGTAGAGGTATTTAAAGGGTAGACAACACTAGTTGTAGTGGTTCCATTAACAACGAATTCTAGATTTTGAGATAGTGCAGGCACAGATACTACTCTCCTTATAGAGTAGTATTTATGCTTATTCTGGGTATATATTCTTCTACTTTATGGACAGCAGCACCGAGGAACATTCCTACCATGCTGAGAGTGGGTTGATCTTCGATATAAACACACGGATTCCACGGCCAATGATTCTTTTCTAAAATCCATTCTTCGGTCTGCGGAGTTGAGCGAATCTTTCCTTTATAATTTTTAATCCATTCGCCAAAATTTTTTCTTAAGTCGGGATCAATTCTAAATTTAATATAGAGTTTATATCTATATTTTTTGTAGGGTAATTCGTCACATACTATTTTTTTAGTACCCGAGTTAATCAGGAAGTTTAATTCTTGTTGATTAGCAGGCTCCCATATTTCTGATAGAAAAGGGGATAGTATTTCTTTTAAAGAATTGTAATCGTCAGTATTATCGATGTATATATCACAAACTGGTCCTTCACAGCGATATTTTACTTTAGGTATCCAAGGTTCAAAAACATTAATAAAGGATCCTAGATCTTCCCTAATTCCTTCCTTTATTTTCCACCAGGTTTTAATTTTTAATTCCCCGGTAGCACAAAAATGCTTTATCTCATCTAAAGAAAATATTCGAATAAGATTTGCCCCTTGCACATAACACGAAAGTTTGTAAGGGTACTTATTATAAAAAAGTTTATTCGTTGTCTGTTTCTTCAATAACATCTTTAACTTTTTTAACTGGTAGTATATCTAAAATATCGAGTTCTAACTTATCATTATTCTCTACAATTTGCACAACTCCACCATTAACTAATTTGCCAAATAGTATTTCTTTACTGAGAGGCTTTTTAATCATTTCGTCAATTGTGCGCTGCAATGGTCGTGCGCCCATTTTGCTATCAAATCCTTTGTTGATTAAGTATTCAACAGCAGAATCTGTAGTTTTGATAGAAATGCTTTTGTCCTTAACTAGGCCGTTAAGTTCGTTGATAAATTTCTTAACAATCTTAATCATTGTAATCTTATCAAGTTTACCAAACTTAACAATGCCGTCTAAACGATTACGGAATTCTGGAGCAAAAAATCTATTAACAGCGTCTTTAGGATCGCTATCTCGTTCAAGACCACCAAATCCAACATTATTCTTTTCTGCATCTGCTGCGCCTAGATTGCTGGTCATAATAATAATTGCTTGGCGAGCATCAGCCTTTTTACCGTTGCTACCGGTCACAAACCCATTATCCATTATTTGTAATAGAATAGTTAACACATCCGGATGTGCCTTTTCTACTTCGTCTAATAGCAGTACACAATTGGGATTTTCTTGCAAACTAGTGATTAACTGTCCTGCATTATCTTCGAATCCAATATAACCCGGAGGACTACCGATGAATTTAGATACGGCGTGTTTCTCTTGAAATTCGCTCATATCAAATCTTACTAGTTTTACCCCTAGATTAGAAGCAAGTTGTTTTGCTGCTTCTGTTTTACCTACCCCTGTAGGTCCAACAAATAGAAAACTACCAATTGGGCGGTTAAGAGATTTTAGTCCGGCCTGTGAAATGTAGATTTTATCCAGGATGCTATCAATGGCTTTTTCCTGACCATAAACATTATCTCGCATATTCTTTTCTAGAGTAGAAAGATTTACACTTTCCTTGTTGCCGATTTGCTCTAGGGGCAACCCACTTAACTTGCTAATTTCAAACACAATCTCATCATGATCAACAATACCGTTTTCTTCATTGCGTACTTTGAAACGAGCAGCAGCGCGATCGATAACATCGATTGCTTTATCTGGTAATTTCTTATCGCTCAAATACTTAATGCTATATTTGACCGAGTCTACTACAGCCTGCGCTGTAATTTTTACCTTATGATGCTTTTCGTAGTATTTCTTAATGCCCTTGACAATCTTAATTGCAGTTTCTTCATTGGGCTCGTCTACTACTACACGCTGGAATCGGCGCATTAGAGCACGATCCTTTTCAAAATGTTTACGCCATTCCTCCCAAGTAGTTGAAGCAATAACTTTGATTGTACCTTTTCCTAAAGCATTTTTTAACATGTTAGCCATGTCGTTGCTACCGCCGCTATTAGCACCAGCACCATTCATCATATGTGCTTCGTCAATAAAAACAATACAGTTGCCTTTCTTTTCAATAGCAGCAATGACTGCCTTAAGTCGCTCTTCAAAGTCTCCTCTATATTTGCTGCCTGCAAGCATAGCACTGATATCCAAACTATAGACTGTATGTTCTTTAATAAACTCCGGCACATTGCCTTCGACTATTTTACGGGCCAGTCCTTCTGCAATGGCAGTTTTACCTACACCCGGATCACCAATTAGGATAGCATTACATTTAACACGACGAGCGAGAATAAGTTGAATTTCTTCGATTTCTTTGTCTCGACCAATAACCGGATCAATTTTTTTACTTTTTGCTTTAGCGGTAAGATTTGTAGCAAATTGCGCCAATATCTTCTCCAATTGAGGATTTACAGGCTTAATTGCTTTGCTTTCGTCCTCTTCTTCTTCCCTGTCAACTTGCTTTTTGACATAATTTAAGAATTGATCTTTTTCAATATTGGCCTTTTTAATAAAGAAATGAGCGTAACTCTTTTTTTCGCTAAAAATACTGATAAAGCAGTCAAGCGGTTCAATGATTTGTCGTCCGCTAAACAACACTTGTGTAAATGCGCGATTTAATACTCTTTCGACTGTATTAGTTTTTTTTGGTCTTTCTGAAGAAGGATTTACGAGATCAACAAGATTTGTATTAATATAGTTTTCTACATCTTTTTGTAGGGATTTAACATCAGTTCCAAAGGCTGACAGTATTTCGCTAAAGTTAGAATCATCTAACAGAGAATAAAGAAAATGTTCAAGTGTGAGATATTCGTGTTCTTTCTTTGCTGCGAGATTTACAGCATTTTCAAAAATCTTTTCTAAATCCTTATGCGGTTCTAACATTTCAAATATTCCTTTTATTATTTTTAATTGATTTTTTAACTGCCTGTGTCCATTTTAAATCGCTAACTCTATCTTTGAACACAATACCTTCTAAATGATCTAGTTCATGTAAGAAACATTTACAGGCATAATCAGACAACTCTGCTTCTTTATATTCGCCTTTTGAATTTTGCCATCTAACTTTAATCTTAGTCGGCCGCTTAACTTTAACATAAATTCCGGGAAAACTCAAACAGCCTTCGTCTAATTCTTCAACACTGCTAGTATTGGCTATAATCACAGGATTGAAAAAAGCTTGTGCAGAGTCGGGATCGTCTTTAGTCCCCATTGTAAATACTCTGGCTTTAATTCCTACTTGGTTAGCACTGAGGCCCATGCCATTGCCTGCAAACATTGCTTCAATAAGGTCTCTTTCGAGTTGAACCGGATCGTAAGATGGATTAGAGAAGTCAAATTCTGGCATCCTTTCTCTCAAAATTGGATTTGGAAAGTTAATAATTTTTAGCATAAAAATATTTAATAGAAAGCTTGTCTCAATGCAGTTTTTTGTTCTTCTGACAAGTTTGATAAAATTTGTACTTGTATTTCTAACAATAATCTTCCTCTCATTAGATTATTGCTAATATTAGGCATACCGTATCCTTGAGCAGCTAATATTGCGCCTGATTGTGTACCCGGGGTAATGTTTACATCTAAAGTTTTATCATCAATGGTTGTAATCTGTATAGTTTTGCCTAGCATTGCATCTATACAGGTAATCATGACTTTTTTAATCAAATCATCACCGTTGCGTTGAAATAAAATACTAGGTTGAACATTTACGGTGAGGTGTATGTCTCCTCGAGGCACATTTGGTATACTGTCGTCCCCCATTCCAGACAAACGCAGAGTCGTACCATCTTGGATACCTGCAGGAATCTTAATTTGCAGTGTTTGTTCTCTACCGCTAGGCAGAGTAATATTGGCGACTAGTTCCTTACCGTAAAATGCTTCTTTTAATTCTATGGAAGTTTGTAGATTGAGATTCCTATTTTTCTGCCTAACATTCCTTCTTCCAAAAAAGTCTCCAAACGGACTACCGCCAAATGCTGTAAAAATGTCTTCAAAACCTGGAGGAACATTACCTTGATGAAATTGAAATTGGGGCTGCGGGTTGTCATATTCTGCTCTTTTTTCCGGATTACTTAAGGTATCGTAGGCACTTTGAATTTCTTGGAACTTTTCTTTACTGCCCCCACGATCCGGATGGTGCTGGGCAGCAAGCCTGCGATAGGCTTTTTTAATTTCTTCTTGACTTGCGTTTTTTTGAACCCCAAGGGTCGAATAATAATCTGTCATAATAGACTATTATTATAAACTAAAATAAATTTTCTGTCAATTTTACCAACGAGTTTTTTCTATTACAACGGCTTTCATGCCGTTTCTAATAAGAAACTTTTGGTCCACTTTATGTATTTCGTAATTTCCTAAATATTTTTCAAGAAACAATACTTGACTTTGGCTACTTTCATCTAAACTTACTGCACCAGGTACAGTATTTTTAACTTGGTCATAATCGCCAATTGCAATGAACTTTGCTTCTAAATTACCAGCGAATGGTTTGGTAAATGTTAATGTATTATCTGTTTCTAATGCTACTTCTGTTGCGCCTTGATCAAAAAACTCTGACAAATCCTGATTTTTAATTTCTAAGATCTTTTGTTCATAGGCAGCAGGTGTTAGGGGAATATTTTCTAATACGGTCTGCTCGTTAAATTCTACCAATGATTTATTTTTTTGATAACGAAATTTCCATTCGTAGCAACCGCAGAGCTGACTAATTCCCGATAACAATTCTCTTAATTGTCCGGGTAGTTTAGGTGTTCTTTCAATTTCTACAAAAACTTGATATTGACCATCATTTTCTTCGCCTGCACTCATGTCCCCGTCTAAAATAAATTTATAACCTTTTTCGATAAATTCCATTAGATCCATTGCTGGATGTTTTTCTTTTACACGAAATGCTAAAACTACTACATCACGGTCTTCACCCATTTTACTTCTATAATGATCTACTGTAAAAAATTCACTAACAAAATTATTAAGATCGCCGGATCTTAAACCTTCTTCTAAAATTTCTTTAGACATTAGTAGTGGGCTCCTGAGCTACTTCATTCGGTGCTACTGGGGAAGCAGAATTGTATCTCATCATTTCTGCCATCTGATTGTTTTCTTGGTTTTCCTTTCCGATATAAACATCCTGCATTAGCTTTTTTGGCATTCCGATAGTCACGGTCCAAATTGGGTGAGCATCAATTTTTCCCTTCTTGGTCCCAGGTCGATAATCGCTAGGGTCTTTGATTTTACGGGGAATTAAAATATGGCCTTTTTTGTAAAAAACTTCACAACCGTAATCACTTAATCTTTTAGCACCCTGAGGGTCAGGCATTTCTTTTTCTTCCCACATAAAAGAACAGGATACGCTATATCGATCGACATCCGGGCCTTTGCAGAGTTCTCCCTCTTCCCAGTTTTTAAAAACATAGATATCTAATTCTTCTAAAACCCTTTCAAAGTCCTTGAGAACCTGGAATGCGCTATTGTTTTCGCTTAGGGTTTGTAGATTTTTAATTACATCTGCAATATCTTGGTGCATAATGATTTTTCCTATACATTATTTATGTTAAAAATAGACATTCAGTTGTATCTTAAAATTCTGGTATTTGAACCCAAAATTTTTTTAACTTGTTAAATATCTATGCAGGTCAACCAATCAACCATATGGGGGATTCGATGCCTAAAAGTCGAAGAAGATATAAAGAAGAGCGCGATCCGCGCTTTGAACCGGCTGAAAATAATCTAATACAGATTAAATCATACTTAAGAAGAAAAAATCAAGTAGAAATAATACCTAGAAGCGTATCTCAAGAACACTACATAGAACTGCTAAAAAACTATCGTAAAACAATAGTATTTGCTATCGGGCCAGCAGGGACGGGTAAAACCATGCTTGCTGTTCAAATGGCTATTAAACAGTTGAAGGAAGGATCAATTAGCAAGATTATTGTTACCCG